TTTCGTACCACTCACTCACGGTACCTGTAAAGGTCGGAGCCAAGCTGTTCGAAATGTCTGCACCAGTTTCACGATCAAGGAACTTACCAGGGCGGCGGCTCCAGTAGAGCTTACCGGCCGTTGCACCAGCAACGAGATCCGAAAGGATTTCCTGATCAATCTCAAGAGCGATCTGCTCGGAAAGAATGCTTGTCAACTCAACTTCAGCGTCGAGGTTGTGATAAGCGTTCAAGTCCTGAGCAAGCTCGGGGCTCCACTTAGCCTTGAGCTTCTTAGTAACCGCTGTGACAGCGGTGCTGTCCACCTTGATGTCGATCTCTGGGATCTGCTGCTGGGTCTCAAGTCCCCAACCTTGGTTACTATTTGCACCCTTAAGGGCACCAAAAGGATCGCCTGCGGCAATAAATTGGTCCGAAATCGGGAAGAACACCTTACCGACCTCTGCCGCACCACCCTGAGAGGCCCCGCCAATGGCGTCACCTGCCAACGAGTGAGAAAGCTGCACTGGCGTCAGAGTTGCATTACGGCTAACGCCAACAACGAGAACTCTATCTCTTCTGGTTCCGGAGAACTGGGTCAAGCGACGAGCCTGATATGCTTCGCCGAGTTTGGTTGCTGCTGCGTTAGTACCAAGATCGCCAGCACCATTAACACCCGAGACCACAAAAGCGGCAAGGTTGTCCAAGTTGGCACCATCAGAATTGGTAACATCAAACTCAGCAATAACGTAAGTCGAGGTACCCGAAATAAGATCAGGATCACGACGAAGAGTCTTCACATCATCAGCCGACTCGTTCGCACCGAACGTACCCGACGAAATGACCGTAAGACCTGTGATCGAACCTGTTGGGCTCGAAAATCCGTTGCCAAGGTTATAAAAACCTTTTTCGCCAGCGGAGTCGGCAAGATTAGCACCACTCATAATTTGGTTGGCGACACGGCCTTGACCGTAAATCGACTCATTGCCAATGGCACCGAGACGGTGAGCACTACCGCTACCATCAAGAGCGCCCATAGCGCTATCAGGACTATACACGAAGTCCATGAAGAAGATGAGTCCACTTGGGAGGCTCATCGGTTGCACAGAAACGAGGTCCTGTGCTAACAACCCGCCGAATACACGACGTACAATTGGGAATGCGACCGAAGCGAATCCTTCAACGTCACCAGCTTGCATTGTGGTTTGCTCTTTGAGAAGTTGAGCAGCTTGGTTTTCCAGAAGACGAGCCATATTCGAACGACCATTGTCGTCGAGACCCTCCAGAAGACCAGTTCTGGCCCACTTATCAAGTAGAGCTTCGCCTTCACGAGCGAGCGAACGTTGTCTGATACCTTCTGTCAAAGTTTCAATTACAGACATTGTTTTTTTCTCCTTAATAAATCTGTTTTATTTGTTGTATATACCAGCTAGAGTAGACCAGCGCTTTAAAACCGGATTACCATTACCATCGGATGTTTCAGACTCACGCCTTCCGCTTAGAATAACTGATGATTTTCTAGATACCACCTCAGACAACGATTGTGGGGCACTCTTAGAGCTACTGCCCGCCATTGTCTTTTGAAATGCTTCAAAAATCAATTCTGCTTCTTTAACCGATTGTGACTCAGTGACCATCTCAACAATTTTATTTTTTTGCTGCTCATTCAGGGAGGAGTCCTGTAGTACACGATTGGTATACA